AGTTGCGACTATTACTAATCTTTTAAAACTTTTTTTAGTCTCTTTAACTTTAAATAATCCAACCAACTGTAAAGATTCATAGCCCAAATAAAGTTTTATTTGATCTTGTGGTTTTGGTCTTTTAAATAATCCAGAAACTTCTATTTCTATTTGATCACTTTTATTATTTGCATAATCAGTAAAAGATAACTTCACTAGATCTTTTAGTATAGTTTCTGTTTTATCAGCTCCATTTACAACTATTTTAATAAGTGGGACTCTTACCATAGTTCATCCTCGATTTTGATTTTAGTTTGAAGCTTAGGTAAAATAACAATATCACCAGCATCTAAATAAATCTTATTTTTAAGATCTATATTTAGTTTTAAAATTTCTGTAAAATTATCAAGACTTCCTAGTGTTTTATAAACTAATTTATCCAGTCTGTCTCCTTGCTCTGCACTAATTGTTATATTCATCTCAAGTACCTACTTTAACAAGTTCTATTGAATATGATTGTTTCACATAAGCACCATCTTTTAGAAATAAATTTTTAGTTTTAGAAATAGAAAATATCAATACACTATAGGCCGCACCTGTACTGAAAGCAATAGTAACAGCTTCTTTTTTAGCTGCCATTTTTTCAAAATCATCTAATGCTCTCATACTCTTAGCAATTAAAACTCCTGCGATTGAATCTTTTTGTTCTTCTTTTCCTACACTTTGATAAGAATCATAATCCCCTATTCTTTCATTTGTAGCAAATGGATATGTTATATTTGAAGTAAAACTATCATAACTAGTACCATCGACAGTAAACTGAAAATCTCCTATTAAACAAAGCATTAGAACTCCTCATCACTTAAGCTTGTAGCTTTTGTATTTAAAGCTTTTGCAACACCTTTTTCTACTTCAACTGTAGAGCTTGGATTATTTATCTCTATTTTTTGGATAGTCACATTTTGGTTTTTATTTAGCTTTTTACTATCTATTGCATTTGTACTTAGAGTTTTTGGCGGTACCGTATTTAGCTTATATTTTAAAAGGCTATTTTTATCTGGATTTAATTCCCGTTTTTCTGTTGTTTTAAGAGTAGTTTCAAATGAACTTTTTTTATCTCCAAAGCCAAAAAAATCTTTTACACTTGAAAAAGTATTAGATACCACATCGCTAAACCAAGTAAATTTTTCACTAAACCATGTAAATAAAGCAGTGAACTTAGGCTTTAAAGTTCCCCAATTATCCCAAATCACATATGCAGCAAATCCAATAACAGCAGCTAATGCTCCAAATATAGGATTAAGTAAAAGTGTTTTTCCAGCAAGTGAAACAGCAGCTAATGCAAATTTAGTAGCTACTAAAACTACATTAAAAGCTTTAAATCCAGCAGCTGCCAAAGGTAAAAATTTTAGAGCTAAACCTAAAGTTAGGGAGAATGTTCCAAACCCTATCAATGCAGCACCAATACCAGCACCAATAGTCACAATAGTAGAAGATAACTCTTTATTTTCTTCCATCCAATTAGTAACTTTAATAGCTACATTTCCAATCTTTGTTGTAATAGATGAAACCATAGGTTCTAACTTAGAACCAATAGTAGAAGTAAGATTCACAAGCCTATTTGTCATAAGTTCTATTTCATAACCTTTGTTCATCTTTTCTGCCATCTCTTGAGTTACAGCTGTACCTTTTTTCATGTTTTCATTTAATTGAACTTGAGCTTTTGATAGATCATCAGTTTTATCAATAAGACCTGCAATTAATTTAGTTGCTTCATCGCTTCCAAATGCCTCTTTTAATAAATCTTTTGTTTTTACACTTTCTAGGTTCTTATACTTCTTTTTTATCTTTTCTAAGATATCTACCATTGGAAGCATCTTTCCTTTAGAATCAACAAACTTAAGACCTAGTTTCTCTTGTGCTTTACCAACTCCAGTTAAAAAAGCTCTGTATCCAGTTCCTGCTTCACTAGCACTATTAAAAATAGATTTACCCACTCCAACTATTGCAAGCTCTTCTTGAAGTGTAACTCCCATAGATTTAGCAGCAGCTCCAATGTTTGAAAGGCCAAGAGCTAAATCAGCTCCATCTGTTCTAAAAGCTTGAACTGATGTTGAAATAGCAGCAGAAAACTTTTCAGCAAAATCAAAATCTCCAGTAAAGTCTTCACTAAAGATACCATGACCAAGAGCAAAAAGTTTACTCATCTCTTCACCAGTTGCTTTAGTAGCTTGAGCTGTCATAGATGACATTGTCGTCATCTTTGCAACACCTTCATCACTAAGACTTGATATACCTGATTTTATGTCATAGGATGCATTTAAGAACTCAGGAGTTGATACTCTTGCAAACTGACTTGTAAAAGTTTTAGCACTTTTAGTAATAGACTCAATACCTTTTGCACCAATACTAAGTGACTCTAATTCCCCTTCTTTTTTCGCTATATCAGTAAAATCAGTATAGAAACTTTTAAGTGGAGCTAAAACAGCTGTTCCTATAGCTGCACTTCCTGCACCTATTTTAGTCATAGAGGTACCAATAGATTTGATTTTAGTTTCAAACTTACCAAGTCTTGAAGTAGCAGTATTAAGCTTTGGACTTAACATATCTTTTGCAGATATTAAAACCCCTAAATTTATTAATTTATTCACTTTATTCTCCTAACACTTTACTTGCTTCATTTTCAAAAAACATAAAATCATTTATATTCATTTCCATCATGTCTAAATAGCCAAAATTAAAGCAGTGACCAATTATTGCCATTGCTTTAAGTATTTGACTATCTTCTATTACGACAAAAGCTCTTTTTGTAACGCTCTATAATCACCATAATCTAAATCATCAATTTCCTCTTGAGTCATTTCACAAAGATTACCTATTAGCTTTACTTCTCTTTCAAAATCATTTGAGATGTCTGAAACTAATCTCACGTCCTTAACTTTAGAAACTCTTCCCTTAACCACTTTTCCTGATACAGGTAATTTAATTGTTTTTTCCATCTTCTTTTCCTTACGCTATATTTGCTCTTAGTTCAGCTAACATATCTTTACCATTGATTTTTGCAATCATATTTTTAGTATCGATTAAGATTTGTTGCTCACCATTCATCTCTAGTTCAAAGTATTTCACTTTGATTTCTAAGCTTTGAGATAACTTCTCTTTTGCTTTCCAGCTTCCTAAATCCAAGTCAAAGTCACCTTTGATAGTTGCTACAGCGGGAGTAGCTTTACCCTCAGAATAAACAGAACCTTTAACCACAAAGTATGAGTTTTCATCATCAGCCATTGCAGCTATTACATTGCTTGAATACTCTTCAATTACTAGCTTAGTTTCCATTTTAGAAAAAATTCCAGTTTTCACATCAATTTCAAAACCACCTTTTTCCATAGATTCTATGTTCCAAGCAATTTTTGGTAATTCAAAGATTTCACTTGTTCCCAGGTGTCAACTACCATTTGCAAAGATATTGATATCTTGCATAAATTTTGGTGTTTTAATTCCAGCCATTTTCTACTCTCCTTGATTTAAAAAGTTAATTAATACTTCAGAATAATCATCTACATAAACAAGCTCGATATTAAGCTCTTTAATTGATGGTATATCTTGAAACTCGATTGTTAAATAAAACTTACCTGCAGTAACAGTTGCTTTTGTATTTTTCTTTGGGTCAAAATAGACAGTAAATCCAATACCTACACCATTTCCGATAAGTTCATTCATGAACTCTGTAACTGTTTTTTTAACTTCAAGCAACTGATCAGCTTCTCTGTCTTTTGCCCATAAGTTTGCTTTTATGATTGCATCTAAGATTCTATAAAAACATCTAACTCTATCCAGCGGCTGCCAAATAGGATCTATATCTCTTGTGTCAAAACCTTCAGTTCTCCAACCTACATTTTTAATAATAAGACAACCACCATCTTGTCTAAGTCTTCTAGCTTCACAATCAAAACCCTCTATGTGTTCAATAACTCTATCCGTTCCACTTGCACCTTTGACAATTCTATTAGAATGACTTTTTGCCCAACCAAAAGGCTCTGCATCAAACCTTGCAATTACTCCAGCATATAATGC